CTTCAATCTGAAAAGATTCAACCCACCTCTTAACTGTCTTTGAATTTAATTTAGGAACACTCAGACTGATCTTAAGTTCAGGAGGGATATTTTTTGTGATTATCGTTCCTAGGATTTCAGGAGAAGCTTCCGCAATACTTGAAATGCTGGTTTTAATCTCACTCGCAACTTTCCCGTAAATATCATGTAAAACTTTTTCAATCTCAACTTTTTGCTTTACAAGGTAGGCTTTCTTTCTGACAAGAGACGGTGTTTTATCAGCTTTTAAAGACAGGACAGCAATTTTTCCGGTCAACTCTTCAATGCTTCCATAAAGAACCTGCTCAAGTTCATAAGCAAGATGATTGCTTAATCCTTCGATTCTTAAATGGTTCATTAAATAGTCTGTATGAAAATCATTCATAATGTTTTTTAAAAAGCTCCCGGAGCGAGTGATTTTTGAGGAGAAACTCCGGGAGCATTAAACACGCAGATTAACTGCATGGTTGTTAAGGTGTTGATGTAGATGTGGTCTGAGATACTGTAGTCGTAGTAGTTTCGACTGTTCCAGTCAGATCATTTTTGATACCCTTCAGCCTTGCTGCTGCTTTAGGATGAAAAATGCTCATACCAGTTATCCACTCAATCAGTGTACGATAAGCAACACCGCCGGAATGTAAACCCATGTCTATTACGTCAATCCCTCCGCACTGTAAACCAGATACAAATTCTTTCACGCCGAACCGCACCGCATAAATACTGGTTGACGCTGCTGTACCACCGCCGGGATTATCTTCAGTAAATCCAAGAATTGCGTTTCCTTCGTGATCATCTTCAATCACAGCAATCGGAATGCCCGCATAAGCACTGAGCGGTCTACCGAAAGCATCGGATACAGTTTCCTGAGCCTGCCCTGCTGCTCTGACAAGCTGATTTATTTTACGTTTCATTTGCCTGTTGCAGTAAATCACATCGGCCCCGCCGATTACAGATTCAAGCATCTGGTCAAGCAGGTCGAGAGTTAGAACATCCCCACCGCTTGAAGCACTTGATTTTAAATGAACCTGATTACCTGTCAGTCTGTTAAACAGACCATCAAAGGAATTAACATCAACTGCGCTATCACCTTTGAAAAAACAACTGGTAAATTTCAAGGCTGCACTCTTTGCCTTCATTGCGTCATGAATAGCACGAAGGTTATTGAGATTACCCTGAGTCTTTACAAGTGCCCGGTCATAGTCTGAGTTACCTCCAAGGATAGAAAGTGTCTCTGTGAGCGGGTTTATGGCTCCTGTGCTCTCTGTGTAGCTGTCTCCTATCCCTCTGAATGCGATGCCGGGCAGGGTCAATTCACGATTGTAGGTATATGAATTGGAGCTAACACCCAAAAATGGAAGTCTCTCCAGCACAGGTGAAGTTTTCGGGAATATTTCAATGACTCCTTTTTGCAGGGGGTCTTGAACCAGTTTTGATGCTTCGAGTAATGTTAAGGACATAATAAAACCTTTCTAAGTTTTATACCCACTCGCAATCTTTTCGTGAGTTGGCATATCATCATAATTTATTTTCGTTTGTTCTTTAGGTCTTTTACTGTCCAGCGTAACGGTTTCTTTTGGTGTAAACAGGCCTTTGGCATTGGCTGACCGTATCCATTTAATGAGCTGTCCTGCTGGTAGTTCAGGTATGAGTTCACGCATCTCTTCAGGCACGTCCTGTTTCAACTCCTCCGCAATGGTGCTTAATTCAGATTCAGCTGCTTTCTTCTGCTCGTTTACCTGATCAAACCGTGCTTTTGGAATCATGTTTACGTCGCTACTGCTGGGTTTTTTTTCAACACTGTTAACGTCTGTGGTGACGTTTTTTGTTTCTTCTTGCTCTGCCATTTTTTTCTCTCCTTTTACGTTGGATTAACGAATTGTTAAATGGTTATATTTAAGGCCTTGCGCTCCTCTTCTAACTGAAGCAGGAAGGCAAGTGCGTCTTCTCTGGTTCTTAAATCAGGATTTCTCTCCATTACAATATCAACCGGAGTGATAACACCCATGTTCATAAGCAAATCATTTGTTGTGGCCTGCTCAACTGGACTGCCTTTTGTTTGTTGATCAGCAAAGTCTATTCTTAGAATGGCACTGTCTGAAAGTTTTTTAGTATTGTGCTTATTCCAGATAATACGCATCAGGTTAAATAATTTCTTTTCGTAAGAACGGAAAAATGAAATATCATCCGATCTCATCTCAGAAAGCTCTTTGCTATCGACTATCTTTGATACTCCACTCTGCTCTGTTGGATCGGTTGAAAGAATGCCCGCACTGAGTCCGTTTGTAACACCCGTCCATTTGATTAGTTTATCTATGGCCTCAAGCACTTCTTTTATTTCTGCATTCTGAGACACAAAACCTATTTCTCCATTTTCAGGAAGTTCAGCCAAGCTGCCGGGATCAACTCTCATGTTGCCCGCGCCTTGAGAGCCTTTTATATATCCAACTCCGAAAGACTGTTGCTGAATCAAGTACACAAGGTCTGTAAGCTTGATATTTATTGCTTCCTGCATGCTTATAAGGTCACTCCCTCCGTTTAACCAGAAGCCTGAACCAGTAGGCATATAGTCAAAGAAAGGAATAAACGGAAGTACTTTATAAGGGTTTGCCTGCTCCTCAATAATATTGCCCTTGTAGTTGAGCCTTTGATATATTTCAGCAGTCCACAGGCTATATTGAATATCTTCAATTTTCTCTGAAGCTCCATAATCTGTAATTAAAACTTTTTTTAAATCTTCTGGCACGTCGCCTGTTTGAACATCAACAATATTTCCGGTCATGATATCAATATCAAGGTGATTGTTTCTCCACACCGGGCGCACAAGGATTGTTTTTAATAATTTTGTATATCGGCTGGCTTGCTTTAGCTTTATATCGAGTGAACACTGCTCAGTCATCAACTGGTAAAGCTCTTTGTCTGAGTCTGTTCCTTCAATTGTTCTTTTGGGAGGTTCTCTGTAAACCTGAGCAAGACATAAAATAATTTTCTTAATGATATTCAACTCAACTAAGACCATTTTTGATGGGTCAGAAAATAGAATGTTTAACTGTTCTTCCAGTCTCACAAGCTGTTCACCATGATAAAAATCAATTCTCTTTGCCTGTTCTTCTTTTCTTTCCCTGTTTGCTGTTGCTTCAAGAGCAAAGCCGATCTTTTCAAATAGTGCTGGAACCGATGACTGAAAAAGCATGTTGTCTCCCCTTTATGCTGCCTGATAGATTTTCGCACCTGTCTGTTTGACTTTTAAATCGTAGAATTCAGAAATATTTAAATCCGAATCGAGTAAATTTCTTTTATACTCTTTGTACATCCCATCCAGTTTATGATATGCCATGCAGTCTTGAGAACAGAACGGAACCATATCACCACCCATTAAAAAGCAAAGTGCCCGGCGTGATGTTTTATTGTGACAAAGAATATTACCCATGACATACAGGTTCAAAACGGTGTCTCTGGTTGCATAGACAGACCAGTTCAATGAGTACACATAGTCATCATGAAACTTGTTCGCGCTGTGACCAAAAGAAACTTTGTTTCCTTTTGTGATTGAATAAACAAAAGTCTGCATTTCTGATGGAAGGGATTTTAAATCATCCGGGAAATGTAAACGGCATTCAGAGGCAATCCGTCTAATCTCTGAGAATGATGACATCTGCTGTGAGGGTGTTGCATTAACAAGTTCACAGCTTATACCCTGATCTGAAAGATATGCATTTATGTCTGTCGTTTCATATGCCTCTAAGCATACGTTATCAAGGTGATAACGTTCATGATCTTTTAGGATTGCTTTTTTAATTAATGCAGCACTTGAGTTGAATATCTTCTGCTGATTTAAAATATAATATTCAGGTTCGCCATGCTCTGGGGAGGCTACTTTTAAAGTTGTTGTCCAGACTGTGTTATCTCCGCTTAATGAAAATGAGCGCGCGCGATCTAAACCGCCTCCGACCACATATTTTCTTGAATTTGCAATTGTTTTTATATCTGCTGGGAGTTTATAAGGAGTCTTACACTGGTTAATTATATGAACCGGGAATAATGCGTTTACTGAATCAGAACGCTTCCCTAAAATGTCGCGGTCAAATGCTGCTGGAAGTAATGTCTTTTGTAATCTTTTAGCGGTTGCGCGGTCAATCCATGCGGGAGCAGCTTTTTTATATTGTTGGAAGTCAGCATATTGAAGATGACTGCAAAATATTGAGTCGTCTTCTTCTGCTTCCTGCTGAAGTTTATGAACATGACCGTCTGAGCTGTCTACATTAGAATCAATCAGGCAAAGCGCGCCTTGTGAGTCGAGCAAAGCTGCCTGATAGGCGTTAAAAATTGATACGTCCGGTGTGGCATGGAAATCCGAAAGCCACAGCACGTTTAGCTTGTCTCCAAAACTAGAGGCTAAATTAACCGCGCTCCGCTGGATGATATTTTTTTGAGCCGGGTTTTTAATTTCATATGACAGGATGTTTCTGTCAGGAATTAGCCTTGAAAGTTTTGGAGTGTTTCTAATAATATTTTTTAATGTCCTGAACTGAACTCGCTCAGTATGCTCTTCACTATTACCCAGACATTGAATTGTATAATTATTCCGGGAGGTAAAAAGCCAGAGAACAATCAATGCAAACAGAGTGCTCTTTGAATGTCTACGGGGCCAGATAAGAACAATTAGAGAATGAATCCAGTTTGAACCCTCAACCTTAAGCATGGCCTTAATGGTCTTATCTTGCCAGCTTTCAGGTGTGAAAATCTCATAACGGTTATTTGAATTTATAATGTGAGGCTGAATATCTGAAAGCCAGTTAAAGAAGCCTTCAGCCCCTTTTCTGTTCCAGCGTTCAATAATATCTGATTCTTTCAGCTTCCGTTTAACCATTTATAATTTCCTCAAGGTTTGTGATCTCTTCTCCCTTTGTTGGATTGCCATGTTTATTTTTGGGAGCAGGATTAATTCTTGATATAACTGTCATGAGTTGACGGATAACTGCAGCGTGTTCTTTCGGGAGTGCTTTACCTTTTGTAAGAGTTGCTTTTTCCATCCGATACTTTTCTCTCATTAAACATACAGCGGTTGACAGGAATTCTTTTTGCAGGAAGTTTGCTTTTTTAGTTCCGAACAGGTCTTTCTTGAGCCGGGCAGTCAGTATTTTTGTGACTTCCTCAGGTGTATATAAATCGAAGTTCCAAGGATTTCTCTGTTCCCATAGGAATTTTGCCATTTCCTCCCCCATTCAACATAAGTTGTACATATGTTATATTATTGAATACTTTGAGAGGAAAATGCAATTATTTACTAAGTGACTTTTGAGAAGTGATGTGATATTGGTTACTTAGATAACTATTTAAAAAGCACCAATCTTTTTGAAATTTCTTATTTAATGTAATTATTTCTTATATTGTTTTTATAAGTTCTGATTTGACTATAAAAAATGATGTAATGCAAACTTATTCCCCCAGATTCATATAGGTGTATACACCTATAAAATATGAGACGATCAACCTATATACATTAAAAATTGGTTTGATATAATTATACACTAATATATCTAATTGATGACTTTAGAAAAAAAAGTTTGATATTTTTAACAACTTTAATTAAAACCATAAAATAATTATTGCATGCTAATTAAACTTAAACGAGGGTAGTTATGAAAAACTTAAACAGCTACATTCCATTTAAAGGGGTAGTATATTTAATAAGTGTAATGCTTATTATAATGTCTGCCTCACAATCTGTCATGGCTGCGCAGCCGAGGATAGAAGCAGGTATTTATCACAGTCTAGCGCTTAAAACAGATAGCACTCTTTGGGCTTGGGGATATAATGGATATGGCCAGCTTGGAGACGGAACAACTGTTCACAAAAATGTACCCATTATAGTATTTGATCTATGCCTTTTTGATACTGATGATGATGGTATTTACGACGATGGTGATAATAGCTGTTCTCCAGTGGACAATCCCTGTACTGGAGGTAATACAGTATCTTGCGATG